CCCAAGTGTTCTTTTCAACCCCCTGGTGGTTTGCCTTCTCAAGGCTTTGGAATTAGCAACTAGAAGTTCCCAGGCTCCTAGCAATTTACTTCAGGTTTATTCCCTATCTAGCAACCAGCTAGAAGTGGGTTTGTTTTCCATCAGATGTCTCTGGGCCTTCTCCAATGGTGGCCTTTAATTCGGGTATTGGTCCCTATAGCGATATTTACAATTTTAAAGGTTGCTAATGCCTCTAAAATCCTTTAGTTCGGGGGGGTCCCTATTGTTAACTCTTTACAAACCTTTGAGCACAATCCTCAATAGGTCCTTTATCAATCAGGAAGGTCCCTATCTACTTGCCCAGTAGCTGGGGATTATTTTCTGTTGCTTATCTGCAACCCATTCACATTGGTTGGGTAAACTATCTGGTTTCACTTCATATCGACTTTGTACAATTGCTGTCGAAGTGCAATATAAGTATTTTATGTACATACTGCCTCAGCAGGATAGTAATCACAGGCTGTATTAGTTCGTTCCTAATAGCGCACAGCGGCCTGACAAAGGGAGTTAGAACTTATCATTAGACAAAATTAGGTTTAGAACATACTGTTTGGTTGTATAGAATCGTATTTGTCAGAAGTTATAACGGCTTCCATGATGTCACAAGAGTAACCCTTAGGCTCAAGGGCGACACCAAAACCAAAAGGATCTCTTAAAGACATAACAATCTCACCTATATTTTCCAATGTTCCACTGGCGTATTTCTTCTCAAGGTACTCGACATAAGAAGCACTAACTACCATTTCCTTTTCAGTGTAAGCGTTAAAATAATGCTGATTCATGGTTCTCTCTGTTGTGTCAAAATTTTTTATATAACTCCGATTTGAACCCAAGATCTCTTGTAGCTGCATCTCTGGGACTTTCACTTGACCAAAAAGCAGTATACTTCTTTTCAAGACTTCTCGTACAACTGGAATTCTAGACAGACTACCACATTCAGAGTAATTGACACACTGAAGGATGAAAGTCTCATCAAACCCAAAATTTTCTTCTGACATCTCTGCATCTAGGAACAAATGACTCCTTGGTTCAATATAAATTCTTTTCAAGCCACGCAACACCTTGGGGACTAACATAGGACGGGAATTCTCATCTAAGGCCAAATATTGAGAGTTATACTCAGTCAGATTTGGGTCATTATCAATCTTTGGCTCCATTCCAAGAAATTTAGCTATCATTGCCATTGTCTCTAACATAGCTAGTTCCACATTATTAGCCCCATCATCACCTATATTAGCATAATAGTTCTGCCACAACTGATCAAATAAATATTCTGCTAATCTGAAAATTATCTCGTTGTGTTCACTGTTCCACAGCGTTGTGCCGGGACCACCACTAATCATGCCATTAAACGAGATGTACCTTAGAGCTTTCACTATACAACTTTCCAATTTTCCTAGTGACTCTTTCACTTTCTTAGATAGTTTTAAATTGTAGAAATATGTGCCGGTTGTAGCTAACCAGGATTTCCAAATGGTGTCCTCGTAACAATTTTCAATGTACTGCGCCAATATATGTAATATCCAGGACTTTACTCTAGAGTCCCACCACTTGTAATCAACGCCAGCAGACATTTGATACTCCCATAGGATTTCTGCTATTTCGTTAGAGGACAAACCTGATGTGAATATAGACTTGTTATTCCCATCCCTAAGGAATGATTTCTTCTGCTCAAGAATAGGTCTTATGCGCGG